CGCGACCGTTGCGATTCTTCGCTTCAGCCTGCATGAACACGCCTTCAATGAAGTAGTGCTTCTGACCGTCTTTGGTTTCGGTCAGAATGTTGATGTCCTGAACTGTTTCGGTAATGAGTTTCATGCGCTCTTTTTTGCCTTTCTTGCAGCAGCCTTTGCTGCCTTCTTTGCATCAGCGCGAGCCTTTTCGCGCTTGGCAAAATCATCCTGAACGCCCTTTACAAACTTGGAATATTCGTGAGTACCTGCATCACCATAGCCTTCCGCCATCTTCTTGTTGTGGAGTTTCCAAGCGGTGGCGTACATGACGCTCTTGCCACGCTTGCCGTACTGCTTGGCAAAGGAAGCCTTGGTCTTCTTGGAGCCTGTCATCTTCTCCATGTCGGGAGGCGAGACTTCATCCAACTGCTCAGTGGCTTCCTTCATCGCACCAGCGGGAACGCCCTTGCCCAGTTTAGCCTTGTAGCCAGCCTTCTTCACGGTATCCCGAGCAGCCTTGAACTTGTCCTCGCTTGCACCAGCGGGAACGCCAGTGTCTGGAGCGGTCTTGGCTTCGTTGAACACGCTGTTAGCCACATCGTAGCGAGCCTCGTCAAGAGCAAGCGAAGCCTTGGCGTACAGGGACTTGAAGACCAGTTCCTTGGCTTCGGCAAAACTCTTGTTCAGCAGTGCTTTTGCGATGTGCTTGTTGGTGTCCATTTGCTCTCCTTTTACAGACTTCATTATTTAGTTTTCGTCTGTGTTTGATTCTAATTCGCCGTCTTCGGAATCCGCAAGTTCCCCGCGCAACAGAGAGTTAGAAATATTCTCTCGCTCACTATTTAGACGCTCCGTAACCTTGTCCCGAAGGGCTGTGTGTACTGCGGTCTTGAATTCTTCAAATGAATTAAACATGGTGTATCCTTAATCGTTGAGGTCTTCCTCTTCCGCAGGCACGATTTCGCCAATTGTGACCTGTGGCTGCTGTCCACCCGCAGAGGGTTGTGTGGACGGCATTGGCGCACCGCCTTGGGGTGGCATTGGCTCACCCATCGAACCAGCGGTTTCCTGACCAGGAGCCATAATCAAACCAGCAGCCTGTTCAGCCGCAATCTGCTTGTCGATTTGCTCTACATCGTCCTCTGTCTGACGCAGAATCTTCTTGCGTACCCACTCACGGGAGTAGTACTTGCCCACAAAGTCTTCGGCATCACGCGCACTCTGCAAGCGATCCTTGAGAATTTCGCTCTCCTTGAGTTCGGAGAAGTGAGAGTCTTTTGCAAATTTGAATGCAAGACGGTCTTCGATGCCGTCCCATTCATCTTCTTTGATGATATTCTTCAATATCAACTGCACACGCAGCAGTTCAAGGAACAATTCCGAGAATTTCATGCGTAGTCGCTCAACGAACTTAAAGAACTTTACTTCATCACGAGAAATCTCTGAAGCCTTGCCAAGATTGAATCCCGTGGACTCTTCAAGCCGCGATGCAGGTACATTCAAAGATTGAAATAGTTTCTTTTGGAAATACTTCACATCGTCCATCTCGGACAGGTTCTGTCCTGCTTCAAGGGTCTGAATCTCTGTACCACGACCACCTTCGCGGCGGGGCATCCAGAAGTCCTCAAGCATAGACATATGCTTGCGCGAGTCCTGTACTTCTCCTGTGTTGGGATCGTACATGAGTTTGTTGCGATATCGCTGCATGAGTCCACGCACATACTCTTCGGCTTTCTGCTTGGGCAGGTTTCCGACATCCACATAGAACACACGCCGCTCGGGTGCGCGAGTGATGCGATAGATCACCACCGCGTCCTCAATCATGCGGAGTTGATTGAGAGCCTTGATAGCCTTGTGCAGATATCCAATGATCTTCTTGTGGTATCCATCAAACAAACCCGAATGCACAAAGCAAATAGCATCGGGATTGATTTTCAGTCCTTGCATGGACAGAGCAGAAGACGCAGGCTCCTGCTCGTTGTACACATAGAATTCTTCAACTGCTGTTACTACTTGAACACCAGCAGGAGTATTCTTCTCCAAAGGCTTCTTTGTGATCTTTCTAACTTTACGAATCTTTGTGGGATCAATTGGGCGCAACTCTTTAATGCCACGCTTCTTGTTTCCCTCATCAACTATAATGTGATAGTACAAACGACTGTCGATGTACCACTTTCTAAAAATCTCATAACCGCGCCGCGAGAAGTCCAACAGACCAAGGACTTCTTCGAACTCTGCTTCGATCTTGTCTTTGATCCCCTTGGACTGCTTCAGTTCCGTGGTGTCGATCTTTATGGTGGTAAAGGTGTCGTCATAGACAATTGCTTCGTTGCAAATATCCGCGATGGCTGATTCCACTTCAGGGTGGAGAGCCATGTCGCGGTATTTCTTCATCAGATCAATATCTGATTTTATGGTTCCGTCAAAATCTACTACGGCTCCAAAGTAACCACCAACCTCAATAGGTACTGCACCGTCATCGTAGTCTGGTGGAACAAAGGAGAGAGACTTCTTCGATTCTTCCGAAGAAGGCTCCCTCCTTCCAATAGTAAAGCCAAATAGATTGATTGCCATGAATAAAGAATCCTGTCAAAATTGGGCTTAGAAGCCCGAACCGATATTGATGCCAGCCTGCTGCAACAGGGCGTGGATGTTCTCCTGACCTGTTCCCGTAGCGGGAACTGCTGCTCCAGGAGCGGCTTCCCACCAAGAGTAGTTTAGTGTAACTGGAAATTCTGCAATGCTGTCATTGTTCTCGTATGACAGGTCAATCGCACCCACTTCGCTCGGGAAGCACCCGATGAAGTTGTAGGTACGCATTGGCTCGCCGTCACGGAACAGTTGGGTGACAGACCATGTGGGCATAAATTGCATGAAGTTGTTCGATGCAATATTTCCAACATGGGAATTGAAGATGGAACTCCAGTACTCAAACCCTGAGCGAAGACTCATGTTCGCATCGGAGATAACCGTGATCGTCCAGTCTTGGAAGGTACGGTCACCAGGCAGTTTGATACGGCGACCACGATATGGAACTTCAACAGTTCCAAGCGAGGAAGCGGGAATCTGTGCAGCCTTGCACAAGAACGAGATGGCACGGTTGTTAGCATAGCCAGGGATGTTACCCGTGACCATGAACAAATTCGTGCGTACACCACCGCCAGCGAAGGCGTTTACAAATCCTGAAATATTGTTTGTAGGATCTACTGGCATGGATTACTCCTTAGTCTTATTTAGACGATCAACCACCGACTTCGCTGAAACTAACGCCTGTCTTTGTGGCAACAAAGTTGAGTGAGATGAAGTTGATGCTGCGAGTGGGCTTCACGAAGATGTCAGCAACGAACTCGTTGCGGTCAATGACTTCTCCCGTGTTGTTGGTTTCATCGCACACCACCTTGAAGTCGGTGATGCCTCGCCGCTGCTGAACAGTCTTGAGGAAGGGAACCACGAGGTTCTTGAACTGTGCGCGAGTGAACGCATCGTTCTGCTCGAACAGGAAGAACTTTGCGGCTGTTGCAATTGCCTTCTCAAGCACGATGAACAGACGACGAACATTGATGCGATCAAACGAACTCGGACGAGTCTGTGCGGTCTTGTCACCGAACAGGATCACTCCTTCGCCTGGGAACGAAACCACAGGGTTGATTTGTGATGTGTAGAGTTCGTCACGATGAGCCTCGGACGAGGGGTTGTACAGCAACTTCACAACATTCTTGACCTGACCACGGTTGTATCCCGCAGGCGAGAACCAAGCATCGTTAGTGAACTCAGTACGAGCAACCAGACCAGCAATGTCGCCGTTCAACGGAAGAGGGCGAACAATGTTGTTGTAGGTATCCAACTGATACTTCCAACCACTGTCGATCACTGCGTAAGACGAGTTGATGTTGAGGTTGTTGTTACGATAGTTCTTAACTGCATTGAGTGCTTCATAAGGCATCTTGTTCTCTACATCGGTCTTCTGAGGAGAAGCAAATGCCATGCAGTCAAGACGGCGTTCGCATACATTCTGAATGACGAGGTTGGACAGTGTAGCCGAAGCGTCACCGAGTGGTAGGAGCGAAACATCAACTCCATCGGCATCGACAAACATATTCCAACCCTGTTGCCAACGGCGAGAATCGTCTGGAGCAACATCTACACCTTGGCTCAATCCAATGCTGTTTACAAGGTGACCAACGGCTGACAAGGCAGATAGACCAATTCCAGGCAGAGTCCAGCCAGTATTGGTCTTGTTTGCTCCAACATTGTCGAACAGGTCAGCACTCACAGCCCAAACATAGTTTGACTGATCGTTGAGAACTGTTCGGTAGTAGTTGCTACCACCATCGCTCTTGCTTGCATCGGTTGCACGCGAAAGAGCCTCAAACTTCTCAAGAACCTGATTCTGCGTACCAGTCCACGATCCATCCTTGTCCAAAACAAGAACATTCACCAGATCGTTGGCTCCGTTGTTATCAGCAGCGTTTGCCGTGGTCAGTGCGCTGGTAGAAACAAGTTTCGCGTAACGGCTCTTGATTCCAAATGTCATACCTACAGCCTGTGCAACAGGCAGGTAACCGTCAATGACAAGACGAAGAGCGGTTTGTGCGCCTACACCAGCCATTCCGCTAGTAACACCAAAGAAGTCTCCAAACACTGGAGTTAGGGTAGCGGTCGGAGTAGCACCAGAGTTTGCCTTTTGCACACCGCTGATTGTAACAGTGGTTCCGTCATTGAAAATAATGTCATCTCCAACAGCCAGATACCGAGGATCGGTTACGCTTCCAAGGCTCATGTTGATGAATGTTGCACCCTGAAGGGCAGCAGCAGCAAGAGTTTGACCACCGCAAATACCCGTACCTGAGGTCAATACCACCTTGATGGCGTTTCCTCGAACACCAGGATACTTTGCAGCAAACTGTGCGTTTATGTAAGAAGAAGCATTTTGATAGAAGTGTGTTTCGTTGTTCAGGGTGACGCTAGCATAAGCAGTAGCACCCGTTCGCGTTGCGTGAGCATTTGTAGCAGTAGCACCCACCACGCGAACAACCTGGCAGTTATTTCCGTAAGACAGAAAGTTTGCGGGAGTGTAGAAATCCACGAAGTTTGTGTTCGTGGGCTTGCCGAAAATGTCAGCCAACTCTTTCTCGTTGGTGACGGTTACCATTTCCCCCACTGGTCCCCAGTGGAAATAGCCAGCAAATCCGCCTGGAGTGGTGGCTACAGCGGGAACGATGGTGGTCAGATCTACTTCTTTGATGCTTACGCCTGGGCTTACTCTAAATGCCATTTTTGGTTCTCCTTCGTGAAGAAGTCAATGCCTGTATGACTGCGCTTCTGTGTGTATGTATTATTTTGAATGGTTCACGAACTGACTAAAAACTCCACCCCATATCTAGGTTTTTGTCGTTTCCCGCTTTCCATGCCGTACCGCTAGTGTCCTTGTACGATTCATGCTCGTTTCCGTCATCCACAAATCCAAAAGGAGTCATTTCCTCTTCAATGACCTTCATCTGCTCTTCGTACAGGTCTTTACGGATATCACTCCCCGTGATACTTTTGAAATATGCCTGTGTGGTTAGCCACCCAAACAGCACCAGAGTCATAACCAAGTCATCGTGGTGGGTTTCTTCGGCTTCAAACGAGTCACCTTTGGCTACAAACGAGCAGAACTCGTCCACCGTGTTAAAGTCTTCTACAATCAGTTTGGTGTCTTCTATGAGGCTCTTCAGAATGGAGCAGCCAATGCGCTTCACTGCCGTAGAGGTCTTTACCCCCTTCATTGCACCGCCCTTGCCGCCAAAGCCTCCGTTTACTATCTGTCCTTTGCGCCCCTGCGTGGACACATAGATGATGTTGTCATATTCCAATTCATCGTGCAGGATGTCTGCCACCTGACCACCGATATCGTTTACCTCCACCAAGCAGTACGCATTGTTGTACTGCCTGCACACAGGATAGATGGCGTTGGGGTACAGCATGGGCGGCATTTCGTTGTTGCGGAATGTTGCCACCACGCGATACGGAATAGCCGTGACATCGACAACAGAGAATGCGTGGTAGTCCAGTCCCTGTCCCCGTGCTGTG